TGATAACACTAGACATATAGCAAAAACCTTTACTTCTGCAACCTCATGGACTCAACATATATTATCCTTTGCAGCAGATACTACTGGAAAATTTGACAATGACAATGCGGAAAGTTTGCGTGTCAGAATGTGGTTACATGCTGGAGCAACTTATACAGGTGGAACTTTAGCGAGTTCATGGGCTTCTACTAATAATGCTAACTCAGCAGCAGGGATTGGTTCATTCTTTGATGCTACTGACAATGATATTAAAATAACTGGAATGCGATTAGAAGTCGGTTCATATACCTCAGATACTATTCCATCATTTCAACACGAAAGTTATGGAGAAAATTTTGAAAGATGTCAACGCTACTTTCAAAAATATACTCAGCCACCATTGATAGGTTCAGCTAATGCTAATAATACATTAGCTAGAGCCAGAATGGGATTATTCCCTACTCAATTTAGAGCAGCTCCGACTGCTACACAGTCAGGAACTATGTCTTGGTTCTATAGCAATAGTCATCAACCAACGAGTACTGGTTTTAGTGCAACTTATCTTGATGTTGATTGTTTTGAGGCTGATATAACAGTAAGTGGAACAGGAATGACTGCTACACATCCTTGTGGTGTGTTTCAATCTGGAAGTGCTTTTGTACAATTTGATGCAGAAATATAGGAGAAAATAAATATGGCAACCGTAACCGCAGCACAATATCAACAAGGTTTTATAGGCGATGGAAATGTAAATGTTAAAGCAACTATTGATGGCGTTGTTTGTTATGTTCCATTAGACAATAAAAATGTAGATTACCAAGCGATTCTTGCGTGGGTAGAAGCTGGTAACACTATAGCTGCTGCTGACTAATGAAAATTTTACTCTACATTATTGTATTTGCAATAACTCTAGCTTATTCAGCTACGCTTCATGCGGCTGATAGCACATCCAATATACACTACCGAGATATGCCAGTACCCACTCCAACCGTACCATCTATGTCATCATCAGGGGCTTACTCTGATATATGTGTGGTAGCTAGAGCAGGCGGTGTATCAGGTGGGTTCATTGGTATCTCTGCTGGTATTCAAGTGGTAGATAAAAACTGTCAAATGATTAAACTTTCTAGGGCCTTAGCTCAATTAGGGATGAAAGTCTCCGCTACGGCTATGCTTTGTCAAGATATCCGTGTATTTGAAGCAATGCTTGCAGCTGGAAGCCCTTGTCCTGTCAATGGTTTGATAGGAGATGATGCAATAGCTGAATATCGTAAACGTAATATTATAGATGAGGATAATAATGTCATTAAAAACCCTAGTCGTAAGCCTGTTAAGTTTGATGTGGTTCATCCAAAGCCTATCAGCAGCAGAAACTACGGACAACCTAATAACTAATAATAGCTTTACGACTGACACTTCTGGCTGGGAACTATCAGATAGTAATCAAGAGAAAGTTAAGCGGGACCCTAATACCTATAGTAGTTCAGCATCTAAGAGTGTAAGATTCAGATACCAAGATGGCAACATAAGCCAAGATGTAGACATCTCAGAAGTATTAGATAATCATCTTGTTAAAGAAATCAACATGAACTTTCAAAGTATTGGCTGTGGAAATACGGGAAGTGAATGGTGCTATGGTGGTGCAGATGATACTGTGGTCAATACCATAACTTTATCATCTACTGATACTGCTGAAATAATAACTAATACAACCGAAGCTCCCTATGAAGATGGCTGGTCTACTTATTCTTTTACTGAGCAGGTAGAAGGCACATTTAATACCAATGACTTAAATATTAGTTTAACTATAACAGGGAATGATACTGGTAATAGCAGTAATTGGTACGGTCCTCTTATAGATAATATTAATTTGACTTTAACTATTGAAGAATATATAGCCCCGATAGTAGAAGAAGTAGTAGTTGAAACTATGATAGGGGGTTTAGATTTATCTACCGAAGTAACCTTAGATTTGATTCAAGATATTCAAGTGATGCCTGAACTAGAAATGATTGATATGCCTGAAATAGAAAATATAGAAATAAGTATATCTCCCATTGAAACAGTTGATATGCCTGAAATAGAGTTACCTAATATGGTCGATATTCAACCGATTAATGAAATTGAAATGCCTGTAGATTTACCAGAAACTGTTGAGATAGAACCTATACAAGAAATTCAAGAAATAGAAGAACCAGTAGAGTTAGAAACCGAAGTAGCTGAAGTCGCAGAAGAATTAGAAGCCGAGGTAATTGAAGTTGCAGAAGAATTATCTGAAGATACTATGGAAGAAGATTTAGCAGAAGCTGAAGATACTAATAATGAAGATGTTGAAGATATTCAGGAGAGCGAAAATGAACAAGAAGAAGAAACTGCCGAAACGTCAGAACAGGAGAGTACAGAAACAGATGGAAAAAATGATGACAGCAAGTTATCAAAATCCTCCGACTCCAATAAAAAAGGAGTTAAGAAAAAGCCAATTACTAAAAATAAAACCGTCAAGAAAAATAGACCTAAAAAAAATAAAAATAGTAACAAAGATGGTACTAAAACCTCCGCCAGTAAAACCAATAAAACTAAAAACTCAATTAAAAATACAAATAATAAAAATACAACTCAAATTAATGGCGTACAAAGTATGGTTACAATCATTCTACCAGAAGCATATTTGCAAATGATAACTGAAACAATTAAAATACAAGAAACAGTGTCTTTGACACAGGAGATGATATATGAACAAGACATTAGTGCTTTCACCAGCAGTGCTACTTACGATAATCTTATCAGTAGTTCCAGCAGCAGGTGGGTTCGTATGGTGGATGTCAGACCTAAGCACACGTTTGGTGGCTACGGAAGGTAAGGTAGCTAGTAGCAATACTGGTGTATTAAATGACAGATTAACTACAGTAGAAGAACGAGTGCAATTTAATAATGATTCTCTTAAAGAGATGTACAACGCTATAGAAAAACTTGATATTGAAGCTAAAGACATGGAAGATGAATTAGCTGCTTGGATGGAAAGAGAATTAGCTAAAGTATATGATATTATTAACGATAACCCACTAGGACAATAATATGCCATTTTGTTTTTTCGCTTTTGCTGAACAGCCTATTTCTTCTTTAACTCCAATATGGGGTAGTATAAATACTTCCCAAACACCGAGTTGGGCAGCAATAAGTACTTCTCAAACACCGAATTGGACGGAGATACCCGTATGATAATACAAGCAAAAAAATTAGATGATGGTACAATAGAGCGTAAAGGAGAAAGGAGAAAAGAATGGCTAGTTCATATTCAAATTTAAAAATAGAATTAATAGGTACTGGAGAACAATCAGGAAGCTGGGGTACCACAACTAATACTAATTTAGGTACAGCAATAGAAGAAGCTATTGCCGAATCAGTTGATGTAGCATTTTCAAGTGGTACAGCAACTCTTACCTTAACAGATTCAAACGGAACACAATCAGCTCGTCATCTAAGACTTAATTTAACAGGTACATCAGGTGGAGCACAAAATTTAGTAGTTCCAGCTATAGAAAAACCTTATATAGTTAATAATGGTACTGCTGACACAATCACTATTAAAACTCCATCAGGAACAGGAATTGCTGTTCCAACAGGCAAAACTATGTGGGTGTATAACGACGGTACTAATGTTGTTGATGCTGTTACTCATGTAACTACTTTAACAGCTGGAGCTGCAACTTTTAGTGGTGTAGTTGATGCTGATGCAGGAGTTACTGTTGATAATATAACTATAGATGGTACAGAAATAGACTTATCCTCTGGAGATTTAACTTTAGATGTAGCAGCAGATATTATATTAGATGCTGGTGGAGAAGAAGTTATCTTTAAAGATGGTAGTACGAATGTCGGTCATGTTAGCATGGATAGCGATAACCTAACCATAAAATCTTTGGTTAGCGACAAGGATGTCCTTATTCAAGGTAATGATGGTGGTAGTGGGATTACGGCATTAACACTAGATATGAGTGCAGCAGGAGCTGCTAGTTTTAACAGCACAGTCACAGCAAATGCTGGTGTAATAGTAGATAATATAACTATTGATGGAACTGAAATTGACTTATCTAGTGGTGATTTAACAGTAGATGTAGCTGGAGATATTGTATTAGATGCTGATGGTGGAGATGTTATTTTTAAAGATGCTGGTACGGAGATTGGAAGGTTCACAAATAGTTCTAGTGATTTTGTTGTTCACTCCGCAATATCCGATAAAGATATAATTTTTAAAGGTAATGATGGTGGCTCAACTATAACAGCATTAACACTTGATATGAGTGGAGCTGGGGCTGCGACTTTTAATAATGATGTTACAGCTTTCTCAGATGAACGTCTAAAAGATGATATTGAGACTATTGAAGATGCTTTGACTAAAGTAAAAAATATGAGAGGTGTCACTTTTACTAGAGATGGTAGACAAGGCACAGGTGTGATTGCTCAAGAAGTGCAAAAAATAATGCCAGAAGTAGTACATGATAAAGGGGAATATATGTCAGTTGCTTACGGCAATCTTGTTGGTGTTCTTATTGAAGCAATTAAAGAATTAAAAGCCGAAGTAGATGAACTAAAGAAGGGGTAAATAGATGGCGATACCTAGTTCAGGGTCCTTAGCGTTTTCAGCCATTCAAACAGAGTTTGGCGGGTCTAATCCAATATCCATGTCAGAATATTATGCTGGTGGCGATAATGTAGCTTCAGGCACAAGTGGTGACAGCGGAACTATACCAAGTACAGGAACTATAGCATTATCTGAGTTCTACGGGTCTTCAGCTCGTGTAGCTATTACATTAACCATAGGCAGTAATACAGCAAACTATAGTATTTTTAGTAACAAAGGCGGAACATATGTTGCAGGTTTTGCTGATATTACCCTTGTTAATAATGCAGTAATTTCATCTTCATCTACAGGAACAGCAGCTTTAGATACTGGCTCTGGTTGGACAAGCGGAGACACTATTACAATAGACAATAACTCTACCATTGTAGGAGACGGGGGAGACGGGGGAGCAGGTGGAGCAGTTTCAAGTAGTACAGCATCATCTGCGGTAGCTGGTGGTGCTGGTGGACATGCTATAAATTTACAATTTGATACCACTATAGATAATAC